ATGAATCAAGTACGCCGTAATGTATTGATTCTCCATCCTCAGCTTCTAGAACCATATGCGCCAGTTCTTTAGCTGGTACCTTACTTACGTATAGTTCCCTATAAACAATTAAAGTTTCGTTAGTTGGGTCTACAGTAAACCAAAGAACGCCAGAAGCAGAAGCGTAACCATAATCGCAAGCCCTGAACTTTCGCCATGAGTTCGGTATTTCAAATGGGTCAATAACGTGTACCCGCCTATCAAATTCCGAAAACGCCGCGCCTTCAGCAATGTCCCAAGACCCTTCTAATAATTGTTTACGCTGTACTTCTGGCAGTGAGAGCAGCATGGCTTCATAATCACCTGCTTCGTACAGATATGGGTTATCCAACAATTTAGCTGGCACAAAACGCCTGTTGAAAAGAGGCTGACCCGCTTTAGAATGCCGACTTGGGTAGGTGAGGGTTTCACCGGTGGTGATATCCGTCGCCCAAAAGGGTCTTCCAGGGGTGGACGGGTCGATGAACATTTTCTTAACCCAAATATGCCCAGGTCCGCCAGGGTTTGTTGTCGCTCGCATGAAGACTGGGAGCGAAGGGTCTGCTGTTCTAAGACGCGAGCGTAAATAATCCCAAGCATAAGGTGTAGCATACTGTGTTAATTCATCTATACCAATATATGTAAACGCCTGACCTTGGTAACGTAGAACGTCTTTGTCCTGTTCTAGATAGGTCATCCATATTCTGGCACCGGATGGAAAAACCCATTGGCTTTTCTTTTCCATCCACTTCGCACCCGGATAAGCATTCGGGTACATCTCTTGACTTTTATGTATCAATTCACGCAATTCATCATTTGTTCTACGTAGAATTAGCGCATTGAAGTTCTTGTTGTTGCAATAGCGCAACGGGTCTATAATTAAAGCGTAAGACTTGCCGCCTCCGGCTGCGCCGCCATATAAGACTTCGCGCTCAGGTGCCGCAAGAAAATCCGTTTGAGGGCCGGGATTTGGTTCAAACAGGATTTTATCTTCGGGTTCTTCGTTAGACTGCTCAAACCCAGAAGTACCCATAACTTGCATTTCGGGTTCTGGGTTCTCAAGGCGCTCAAGCTTCTGTATCTTCTTCTGCGCCATATTAAGTTGCATACGTGCAGAACGTTTTTGTTTAGCTAGGCGAGCCTGTTCTTTTTCCTCTTTAGTTTGAGGTGTTGATGTTGCCTTCGTTTTGGGCCTTGGCGGTACGGCGTTTTTGTTCAGCATACTTCCGTCTGTCTGATTTGTCTGTCTTTACACGTTTCCACAGACCCATAGGGGTTATAGAGCGCCCTGTGTACTCTGTAAGCCATCTTGCTACTTCTGGGTAGGATGATGCCTTCAAGTAGTCTAGACCCTGCTCCAGCGCCTCTAATTGCTCATTAATGGGCTCTAGGAGCTGTGGGTCATGCTTTGACCTTTGATACCCCCAAGGTACTCTAGGTCCGTTAGTTCTTTCGTAACGCTCAGTTGGGTTCAATTTCTGGGCTAGTGTCATCATCTTTTGCTGGTAAAATAAATACCCCAATTGGTTTATCTGAAGAAACGTTTAATTTTTCTACTTTAGAAAGCCCAACTCTATCCAACACCTGTTGAGATGCGGCCAGTCTTTCTCTATTACCTACTGCTGATGGGTCATCAATAACTCCAATCATTGATAAAACGGCTTTAGGCGCGTTAGCTGCCATCTCTAATTCAGCACGTTCTATAATTTCGGTACGTAATGACTGTATTATAGCATATGGATTAGTACTTGTCGAGTACCCAGCTAAACGCATGGCTTTAGCATAATTACCCTTAGCTTCACCAAATAGAGCATCTAAGAAGTTATTTTGTAGTTCTGTAAGTTGTTTAGGCACGAGGATTCACCTTTTTTCCTGTCTTAGTTCGCGCAAAGGAGCGGTTTGCGCTACGGGGTTTAACAGCTAACTTTTTATTGTTCAGGGGGTTGCCTGTAGTATGATGTACGTCTTTCCCATCACCCTTGGTAACTTTGCCCTTTTTAGCCATAATGGCTCTAGCTGCATTACGAGATGCCCGCCGTTTCTTTTGCTTAGGCTTTGCATGGTATTTATCATACTCAGCTCTATAATTGCGTTTAGTCATTCCTTGCCCTCTATTAAATTATTTAGGTAAAATAGCAATCGCTAAAAATAAAAGCCCCAAGGCTGCGCCAATTACCGCGCCAACTAAAGCAGTCGTCTTTACATTTTCCATCATTTCATCTTGTGCACGTTGGGCCTCGCGTCTAGCTTGCGCAGCGGCTTCTTTTGCTTCTTGTATTCTTTTAGCTCTTTCAGCTACAATGCTTCGCCATGTATCAGGCCCGAAGCGTAAATTCACCATCATGGCAATTTCTTGCATTTTTTCTTGTGCTATTTTAGCATCAATCATTTCCTGTGCTACAGATTTAATACCAAACTGGTCTGTTATTCCTGTGCCTGATTTTTTAGCACGTTGTTGCTGTACCTGCTTTTCACCCTCAAAAAGATTGTCTATGTACCCAGCTATATCTCCAATATCGTTAGCAGTGCCAATTGCAGATTTAATACCATCTACTGCACTCTTTACAAGGGCTATACCTGCAAGTGTTTCTGCAATCATCTTAAGGGTTCCTACTTGGGTTCAGGTCTACATATTGCAGTAAGTTTTAGTTTCTTTCCATCTCCTACCGGTATGGCTTGTTGACTAGATAAGCGTTCTGAAAAATATAAACACCTATCTATGTCTTCAAACTTTTGTGTTTTATCTATTATGTTTGCGCCTAAGTACACATACAGCACAAAGACAATCATGTTAGGCAGCTAGGGCAGGATTACTGGCTTCTACTCCCATCCATTTACCCCACTCAGCGTAATAATGGCGCATACCTACTTCGTCATGTATGGTTCCATTCTCATGCCTGCCGTGTAAAATGTTACGTGGCTCTGTACCCGTACGCATAGTTGTACCTTGGCCTGCTACACCAATCAGGTCTTCGTGTAGGTTTCTACCGAATGGTCCCCATATAGAGTTATGATGCTTAATACGGGTCTGGCGCTCTTCGGGTGTATCTTTCTTCAGGCCGTACCCACGAAACTCAATTAGTACTTTGTTTGGCCCTAATGGTGTTACGCTATCACTACGGTAGGCACTGCCACGTAAGTTAAAGTTATAGCCGGGGAATAGGTCAACCATGTACCACTGGTTGGGTGGCAAGTTAGGGAAACTGAGCTCTCCCCTATCCTCAAACCCATCATATTCCTCGTAGTTAACAGTAAAACTGCTAACGTTAACGTGGCCGTTATCAAAAGGGATATTCTTTCTAGCAAAATACTCATCGTTAAACCCTGACACACGGTTAAAGTAATGCATGAAGTCGTGGTAGAACTCTGAGTTGGTATCGTGCCACAGCTTGTAGTTAGTGTTTATTACAGCTTTGTGGTAGTGAAAAACTTCCATTTCTTCCGTATCAATCGCGTCAGCAATACAATCAAAAGCACCGCAGGTCCACTCCTCTACTGACATGGTGGGATTAGGGTCTAGGGTAACCCAAACCATCCCACCATGTTTTACTTCACAGTATAACTGTGGTTCAACTGTTACGATTGGTGCAGCCACTGTACCAGACGGCGAATTAAATTCATAATTACGATATGCTTTAACACCATCTTTGGTATTAACCGCAATTACGTTTTGTCCAGCAATCTGTGTGGTTCTATAGTTACCCTCATTATACATCTCACTGATGTGGCATATAGGAACCCACACCTTAGAGAATATATTCTCTTGTTCTTGCTCAAACAAACTTTCGTCAGAGTAGATTAAGGAATTAATATATTCAACTTGGGGTGTTTTAGTCCAATCTTTATGATTACGAGGTGGCATTACTTAGTCCAATCTAATACATCTCTATGTTTTTTCCAGAACCAGTTACCAATACAAGTAAATGGCTTACCAATATTAAGTAACACCATTGCAAAATAATAAACAAGTTTTTTCCTCATTTCTTTTTTGTTGTACCTCCACGCATCATTTTCTTAGCTACGCCACCGCGCATCATTTTCTTAGCGGCCATTTTAGGCATTCCGCCACCGCGCATCTTTTTAGATGCCATTTTAGTTTTGCCCTTCATTTCTCAATCTCCGTCTTTCTATTACTAATGATTCATACACTTCCGCAGGGAAGTGTTCATAGTACCCAGACTTCTCTAGACTCAATGCTGCGTCATCTAGGGTAGATAGCCTTTGTACAAATACCATGCAGTAGTTTAGGCTAGGGTCTACTACACCATCTTCTACTAAAAAGTCCAGACCGGCTTCTTCAGCGTCATAGTCTGGGTGAAACACCATCAAGTGCATATCTTTACCTGCAATTGACATGGCTTCGTTTACGCCATCGCACCACCCATCTAGGTAGTGCATATCTGGTAATACTTCATTAGCCCACAC